TAAATAAAGATAGCCTTCCATTTGATCTGTTGATTCTCTTTGTGCTTCTATTGCTGATGGTGTACCAATAATATGCTCAGATAATAATGTAATAGAGTCTGAATTGTATGCTTGTGATATATCAGAGAAAATGAATTCTCTTATTGCACCCTTAGACTTTGTGAGAAAGACTATTGCTCCATCAAATTCTTGAGGTTGTACTGATCCTGAACCATAGCTTGTTTGTTTCTTAACTGTAATTGTCGAGGGTGTAAGAGGTTTGTTTTCACTTGTTGGCACAAAGAGTTCTTGCTCAGAAGTAAAGATTGTGAGAAATCGAAATGATTGCAAGGCTTTGATCTCTGACACTTGTGCTTCTGCAATTTGTATTTGTATTGATTCATCATCTTGTCCTGTTCCTACATCAAAATTACTAAACTCAGCTATCTTAGACATGAATAGAAAGTTTGGTAGATCTCTGCTCCCCCCAAATATTAATCTTTGATCGTGTAATGTTACTGTTCTTGCAAAGCCTCTGACTGAACTAAATACTGGCTCAGACCATGTTGTTATGGCATCTGTATTAGCTATAGCACCTGATAAAGTGGCAGTTACGACTGTTGCACTAGTAAATCCAGTAATGAGTGCATGACGTACAGTTAATGCAGAATCAACTAGTCTAAGGGTTAGTCCATTATATGCACTAGTAAAAGTACTTGCACTTGCTGTTAATGTTACAGAGCCACTTGTGCCACTTGGAGTTATTGTTACAGAACCAGCACTGAATTTAAAATATGGCTGAAAAACTAAACCTGATGATGCATCAAACTCAAAAGCAGTCCTTGTGAAATTAGTAGAACTGGTACGTTGTATCTTTTGCATTGTAAAGTCAGGGTGAGTCACAAACATAGTATCACCACTTTGTGCAACTACTAATGATCCAATTTGTGATGTTTGCCAAGGACAACCAGTAATAGTTTGCAATATTGCAGTTGGGTTTGATATATCAACAATTCTTAATTCTGTGTTACTAAATAATAAGATATATGCTTCATCTTCATCAAACACGTATGGTTCTGCCTGATAAAGAAGATTAGAGAGGCTCTGAAGGTATCTAAGCCCAGGTCGCCTAGTGCAACCCCCCTGAGCCTTTAACCTTACGTTACGAAGCCTAAAAGCTCCATTTCTGTAAGCCTCGGCATCAACCCTAGATGACAAAAGAGGGGATAGCTCCCCTGATGAAAAATTCGTTGTAAACTGTCTTAATAATGCCATTCATTCAACTCGTTGATTCTCCTTCGATCTTTGCATAAATACCTGATCCAAGTCTTATTTTATGAAATCTACTGAGAGCAACTTGTTGTGTGGTAACTTGTTGTGCATCTCTAGCTTTTGCTCTTCTAAATTGCACTTCTGCTAATTGACTATATGATCTAGCTATATCACCTTTTCTTGTAACTGCTAAAGCCAAAATGGAAGCAAGGCGATATATAACCCAAAGTGTAAATGCTGGAGGCCAAAATTGAGTATCAACTCTGAAGATATAGTTTAATACAACCTCATCATCTTCATTAGCATCAAGATATATAAATCTTTCATATATATCATATTGTTGTACTGCATTTGCTATAGTTACAGTTTGTACTTGTATAACTGATGGTTCTGTAGGAAGCACATAAGCAGCTGACCATCTTGCAACTGGAGCATCTGCTTGTCTAGATAAAACCTTTTGTCCTGTTGCAAAGTTCCAATTGTTTTGTGCTAAACAATCTTCGACAATATCTTCGTAGCTTGTATTCATAACTAAGGCTTCATCAGTACCCTCTGTAAATGATGAAAGTGGTTCCATGCCCACCATAACCATAGCTCTTTGTGCTACCTCAATATCCGTCTTAGCTGTTTGGGGCATTAGTAGCCTCTACCACCCTTACCCTTACCTTTTTTCTTCATTATGCTGACTCCTTCTTTTTAGATTCTATGATTTTTTTCTTTAGATCATCAGGTAAACTCTTTTGTTTGGCAGTAAGCATACTTTCGCCATTACCATTCTTTTTATTACCCATGTTCTTATTTTTACGATCAAGTTTCTCATTGTAATTCTTAAGTGCAACTAGACCCTCTTTGGTATAGGCAAATTGCTTCCCATCTTTAGCTTTTGGCATCTACTTTACTCCCAAGTTTTACATTAGAACCAAACTTTACTGTATATACAGTTCCATTAACAGTTCTAACTGAGTGATTAGAGGAAGTGGCCTCTTGAGCCACCTCCTTAGTTTTAGTTGGTTTCTTAGCCATTATCTACTGTCCGAAGTCATACTGACAATATCAGCAGTATCAATTGCTGATCCGTCATTAGAAACTACAGTTGTAATACCAAAACCATTAGATGCATTGATAAATATTACATCGCCAACATTCATCTCGTTGACTAATGCATTGAAATACCCAGCAGCATCTATTGTATTTAGTGCATCACCAGTGGATTTGTAATTCCAAATATGGAACCCATTACCAGCATAGGAAACTAAACTTAAGTCTGCTTGAACTAACGCCATGTCTACCTCCTATTTCTTTAGTTCCATTTCAAATACACCTTCAGCATCGATTAAGACTGCATTCTGTTGCATTTTGTTCATAACAAAATAACTGTCTTTATCGTTGTGATATTGCATATTTGAAGTGATGTCTGATCCTATTGCGTGTGCAACAGCATCTCTATGATAAGCAAAGCACTCTGTATGAGTAGTACCAGCTGCTCCTGATCCATTTGTAGATGTTAGTCCACCATGGGCAAACCACATGAAACCTAACCATCTTTTGGCAGTTACGCCATTTGGAAAAGGTAGATCATTTTCTCCAACATAGTTTGTTCTTGAGAATTGATCTATAGCCATAAGCTGACTCCATTGCTCCCAACCAACAACTGCATATCTCTGACCATCATCAGGGACATTGTTGTTACCAAACTTTTCCATAAGCTCTAATGCCCAGGTTAAAGTTATTCCGTTGGAAGTTTCATCATGAGCAGATGTTGTTGTTGTCATCTGATTTAGAATCAACTCATCAGTTTTTCTGCCTAAAGCAAAAGCACCTGATTGTTGTGCGACTTGCATCTCATCGTGATTAATTCTTAACTGATCTAGATCATCGACCCACTCACCAGCAAAGAAGTCCTCAACTGTAACAGATACATTAGTATGTGCAAGATTCATTGGTGCAATATTACCATGTCTTGCTTTTGTAGTAGCAAAACCTTTACCGATTTTTTGGAATGTTGTTTTGTTCTTAACACCATTTCTAGTACGAACAGTATTCCTAAGTTTTGAACCCATACGTTGATAAGCAACGTGTACTCCAGACTCAAACTCCTCAATAAAGGAAGTGCTTATGGTATTAACAGCCATTATAGCCTCCGTTAAAGGTTAAAAATTATACTATTCTGGTTATTCGCTTCACTACTACCTTGAAGTTATTCCATTACTGGGCCTCTAAGTAGTTCTACGAGCCTTCTAGTAATTACAATGTTTCAGAAAAAATAAACTTTGTTAATTCACATTACTTTCACGTTGCCTAGCAAGTTGAGCTGCCATTGCTCTAACTTTAGCAATATGAACTGGATCTCCACCATTTTGCCAATACTTAGGATCTCTCTGTGCTGATTGTAAATCTTCTTTAGTAATACTATCTTGAAACTCAGTAGCAGTAACCATATTGAACTTTGGTTGACCATTAAGCTCCATAATAGATTCAAAAAACTTTACCATACCAGCTGAAGCTGGAATCCCAGCAAAAACATTATAATCCTCTTCTGATAAAACAGAATTTGCCCATGCATCAACTCTTTCAAGTCTTCTATCTGCGTGTTCACCTAGAACTTCAGACTCTTCATTCCAATCAGGACCTGATGTTGCTTGCATAGTCATATATTCTGATACAAAATCACTAAACTCATCTTGAGAAAGAGCCATATTATGTGCCTTATCTCTAAACCAGTTGAGCATATGATCGTCATCAGGTACTTCTAAAAGATTACCTTCTTCGTCTTGTACCTCTAGTTTGTAATCAGCTGGTGTTACTGGAACTTCTTTGGAAGCCTCTTCATTAATTTCTTCCACAAGCTCTGCTTTAATTTCATCACGTCTTGAATGAAATTTTTGCTGTAACTGATTATAACTGTTAGCCAATTGCTCTGGAGTTTCGAACTTTGGGTCAAGCCACTCAGGTCTTTCGGTTGAGTCTGCTTGCTCAACTTCGTTTTGCTCACCTGAGTCTTTTGCACTCTGCTCTTCAACTCCACCTTGTTGATTTTGGCTTTCATTGCTTTCTGTAATTGCTTCTTGCTCATTAGACATATTATCTCCTATTTAACAGTCCCACTTTCTTAATGCTTTGTTTATTCTGCTATTTGGATCATTAGCAGTCTTTTTACTAGTCAATTTCTTTTTCATTCCCATCATTCTTTTGCAAAATGATCTACGTCTAGCAGCTGCCTTTGGACTTTTCTTCGCTTCTTTTGCAGAAACTGGACGTTTGATATTCTTCCCCTGACGACGTAGGCTTGCTCTTCCTTTGGCATTAAGACCACCACTGGGATTTTTTCCTTCTTTTCTTTGCCATGCTGGTGTCTTAGCCATAATTTACGTCCTTGCATATGTTGGTTTTTTACTTGCACTATCAGGATTTGTTTTTCTTTTTCTTGCAACAGCTGCCCTCTTTTCTGCAACAGTCATTCTAGCAGCTTTAGATGATGGCACACATTTAGGGTATTTTCTACCATCACCCATCTTTCTGCCACACTTAGGGTGTTTACCATCTTTCTTTGTGGATATGTCTACCCAATTTTCACCAAACCATTTTTTTAGACTCATGCTGACCTATATTTACCACCCATTTTCTTATATAAACGAACAAGCTGGCCACTAGCATATGCTGATGGCCATTTCTTCACTCTACCTTTTACAATAGCTTTTGCTCTTGCATATAGTTTAGGATTGGTTGGTTTGCTCGCCATTTAGCCTCCCTTTTTCTGTCCTGTGTTTGATGAGTGCCACGACCCACCTCTGACCTTCAAAGTGAGCAAGGTTCTCGATTGTTGTTCCAGCACCATGAATGTTGCCCGTTGTGATATTTTCCAAATACTGAAGAAACAGTTTGCCGATGCCTGTACCAAAAATAGCGTAGGCTTTATTATTAAGATCAGCTTCAACCTCAGCAGTATATCCTCTACCATCGACAGATGCATTGACTTTTTCCTTTTTCATTATTGTCCTCGTTGTTGTTGCATTAATTGTAATGCCATGTCAATGTTCCCTTGTACTTCATCTCTACTAGCCAATAATTGTTCCTTTACACCAAACTTTGATGCAAGGTATTTGATTACCTCTTCTTGATTATACAAAGCTGGTGTTATGTCAGGACCAAATGTTCCTGATACAGTTTGCTGGAATCTAACAAAATCTGCAACATCTTGTTGATCTTGAGCCCTTAGTAACGGAGATACTGGTACTATCCTTATTTCTCTGCCATCAACTTTAGGTATATCAAGTATGCCTTGCTCAGAATAGATAGCTACTATTCTCTCAACTAATGGGTGTAAAAATTCTTTCTGCATTCTACCAGCAACTGCACCCATATCTCTTGCAACATCTGCTAATCTCTCTGATACTTCTGTTGCAGACAATGGTGTCTTGGCATTTGCTCTAGAATCTAATTCATCTATATATAATGCTTTTCTTACATTTCTTCTCATATCTTCGAGAATCAATTGACCTACATCAAATCTAGCTGGACTTTGCAAAGATTCTAAACTAGACCCAGGGCTTCGTGGTATAAATGTCCCAGGCTGTATAGTAATATTATCAGGATTAAACACTCCATCATCGTCATAAACATATGCACCTCCTATAGCCATTTCAGCATTTTCTAATATTAACTGAACTGTTAGGTTTAATGTTTTTATTGCTGGCATTGCTTGTAATACTGGACCTCGTCCCCAAACTTCCATTCCACTTTTAGACCATCTAGTTGTCAACCAAGGTAGTGATCCTTTGCCTTTTAACTTTGTTTTTTGCAGAATATGATTGTCAGTTTCTGATAAAAGATAGTATGTATATTCATCTTTAAACTTATCGTCACTATCAAACATGGTTGCTTCTATTATCCGTGTTTTTCTATGTGGATCGTTCTTTTGAATCCTAGTCATATCAGCACTAAACTTGGCATCAGGATATCTATGCTTTATATCTGTTATTTCACAATCATAGTTCCATCTAAACCAATCTGTTACTTGATCCATAGCTCCTGACAAAAGTGCTACGTTACTTGGTGGTACAGCAGTAAAATGGAGATCGCCAACAAAACGTCCTGATTCAACAAGCATATTCATTGTACCTATACCTAGATCTTGTAGACCCTCATGAAACTCAGAATTAAAATTACTATTTCTTAATCCTTCATGTAAGAGTTCTGTTATATCATCAAGTTCTTTCAACAATTGTGAGTTCACTTGGTCGGCTGGGTACTCAGGACCTGGGGCAAGTTTGAATGCTCGACCATTTGGAGGAAAAAAGCCAAGCTGAAGTCTTGAGGCAAACCTAGGGAGTCCAGTTACTGCTGTTTCGTCATAAATATTTTCTGTCCGTCTTTGACCAGCATATTCGCCAAAGAAACTTTCTCTATGTGGTAATACATAATCATATATCTCTTCCCATATATCAGACCAATTCTGCCACCTACCTTTGGCTTTTTTGAATCGGTTCATTACCTTCTTGTACTCACCACCATCTCCAGTTTGTCCTGAAGGTGCTGAACCCGAATCACCACCATAACTAAGCATTATATGTTCCCCCCATATTCTTGGTTAGATTCTTTCTTCTAAAACCAGTAAAATCTTCTAACTCACTGCTTTGTAGGGATTTGCTACCAATTTTGTTACTAGCTATCTTTCTTACGTTTTCTTTTCTGTTAAATTCTTGTCTAGCAGCTTCTTCTTCATTTATTCGCTTTTGTTCAGCTTTCTGCTTCTGTAATTCAGGATCAGGTGCTATTTTTGGACTACCTAACATACTACCCATGTGATTGCTCCAATAAATCGTTTGCATCAAAGATGACTTTTCCTTTTAATCTACGCAATTCACAATACAGTTGGTATGGTGTTAATATCCAAAACTTTCTGATATTACATAGATGCTTAATAAAACTTACACAATAAAATAACCTTGGCATATAAATTGGCTTATCTTTTACATCAATTTCAATACATTCACTAGCTAAATGCATATTTAAGACTAATTCAGTAGCTTTTTCGTCTTTTAATGTATGAAAATGAAAACCATTTGTAGTTAATTCTAATTTTTTCCATATATCTAGCTCAACATCATAATTTACTGCATAAACATGAGAAAAACCAACACGATGTTTGGTAAAAAACTTCCAAATACCTATATTTTTGCTCTCACAAAAGCATATTATCCACTTCATATTGCTCTTTTCCTACTAAAACGTGTATTTCTTCTCTTCATACGATCAAATGGATTACTTATTCTCTCTACAACTGTAGAAGATGATGCTCTTTGACCACCTAACATGACCTTTCTACCCTCTCCACCACCTAAAAAAGCATATTGTAAAGCATCATGGCAATGTGAAAATCTATTTTTATCAGGTTTTTCCTCATATCTCTCACTACCCATGTAATACATTCTCTTATATTGGTAGCCACCTTCAAATCCTGATATCAAATTTGTACAAGTAGGGCTAATAGTTAATGATGGCATACCATCTGTCATACGATTAATAACAGATTCTACTGCTTCAACTCTTACTGTAATGTCATTTGTTGGTGCTGGGTAAGCATTAATACCAGCTGCTCTTAACATCATAAATGGTGTATGCTCAGATACCTGTGCCATTTGATTACCAGCTGGATCTCCTATAAATTTGTACGTTAGTTTATCCCATTGATGTCTTGATATTTCTTTTTTCAGTATATCTGCAAATCTGATTGCTCCCATATCTTTGCCAATGATTTCATGGAAAATTACCCATTTACCAGAATGCAACTGTTGGCAAAAGACAGCAGAAGGGGATCGTCCAAAGTCTATGCCAACAATTACATCACTCTGTTCTGTTGGCACTAAAGGCTCACTAGAAACATGAGTATCTCTTCTAAATGTTGGATAAACTGGCTTACCATCTAATAAGGCTTGGTATTCATTCAAAACATATACCTTTACCCATGATGGTGCTTTACCTAAAATTATCTTGTCATAATATTCTCTTTGTAGATTTTCCCTATTCTCTGATTGTAAATTAGCCTCATATCCTGATAAATTACCATGCATATCCTTTTTCTCAATCATAGCAGATGGTTGGGAGAAGAAATTCCAGTCATCAGGTTTCACCATAAGGAGTTTTTCTTCTTGCGTCATATACTCAGGTATCGGAACTTCCCCAGCTACAATTCCCCACCAGTGATCTTCAGATGGAGCATTTGTGTCCATTATTACACCATACCAAGTTGGGCCACCCTCTCTCATAGATGGATATCTGCCAACACGCATAGTACAAGCATCAACAATATTTTTATTGATCTCTCTTGCTTCATTTATCCAAACACCAGTTAATTCCAAAGATAATAGCTTTTTAACATCTTCAGTCTTGTCTAAGGCTAAAAATATAACCTCAAGCTCTACTGTGCTTTTGTCCCCAAGAGCAAAACAAACATTATGTGTATATGGTGGTGACCAGACAAAACGACCTAGATCATCACTGAACCAATCTCTCCATGTCTTAATAGTTGTTGTCTTGAGTTGTGGGTTTGTATTACGAATTACTGCCCATCTGCTTTTTCTAACACCCTGATCGTTTGGTTGTTGTGCAATTGATCTTCTCATAATCTCCATGCAACAAGCCACTGATTTACCACTACCAACTGGACCTCTTATACCACGGACAAAAGAACCATCTTTCATAAATGCTTTAGCAACTTGCCCTGGGGGTTGGTAGTCTAATATCATAAAAGATTTCTTCTAGTAGCTCCACCACCAGCACCAGCTATTAATGCTCTTCTTGATGCAGTAGATATTGACGGACTTTTTCTTTTTGGCGTAGTAACGTCCCTTGGAGAAGGTGAAATAATTTCTTCGCTTGGACCATCACTATCATTCGCCATTGCAGATACAGAATAAGATCCTGAAGATGTTCTTGTTACACCATCTGTCCTACCAATGGGACTAAAGTCAGGATCACCTGAAAAAACACCATCTTTTACAACACCACGATAATCTTGATCTCTGTTAAACATTGCTGGACTACTATCATAAACTGGAACACCACCTGATCTTAATGCACTTGCTTGTTGTCTTGCACTTACAGAACTTATAGTACCCATAGCAACAGTACCTAATGTTGGAATAGGTACATTCAGTTGTGACTTCTTTGCCCTTTCATCTAACATCATAGCAAGACTTGCATTCTCCCTTACTGTATTGGCTTTCTGTGGACTTATCATTA